TCGCCGCCGCGCAAAGGAAGCCGTTCTCCGTAGTTGCGAATCCAAAAGTTGTCACCGTCAAGCCCTGTTGTCGGAGGAGCAATTCCGAGAATCTTCAGGAGCATCGGAACCGTGACCCCACTCTTCGCGGCAAGTGTCTCGAAGGTGTGTACCTGATAGCCGAAGTAGTTATAAACGTCAACACTCGCGCCCGTATACATGGGATTCGTCCGGGCCGTGTTAATGACTGTTGTGCCGCCGACTTTATGATTCACCTGAGTATTATCGCCCGCGACGGAGTTGTCAAACTTCAGTGTATTCGCCGTTCCCGGAGCGACAATCGTGCCGTCCTGAAGGATTGCTTTCCATTGTGTACTGCTGGCGCTCTGGTCGACATGTTTCGCGGCGTTATTATGGGGAATAATCTGAATTTCTCCGTCAACAATGCGGAAACCTCCCGCCCACTCCCAGACGTTACCATTCAGATCACAAATTCCCGCATTAGTGCCGTCATGATTCCACGATGCGGGGCCGCTTCCGGTCGCCGTGCGTCCTTTACGAATCGTGCCGTTGTCGTTGTATGTGTACGTCTCGTGGCCCCTCTCATGGGTCGCGGAGTGGTCGCCGCCAAAATAGTTATTTCCCCGGGGCATGAAGCCATTCTTCAAGCACCACAAGGCAATTCCCGCATATTCCGCATTTGTGGCAAGATGCCATCCTTTGCCCTTCGCTTCGCTGAACTGCTGCGCCTGATCGAACGTCACATAAGCACGCGGGTCTTTATACGGTAAGCTATACGCCCGGTCGTGCATGACAATGTTCGGGTACTTCGAGAAGTAAATCTCGGGATAGGGAACATCATCCACAACAAACATAGAATGAGGCGCGTCCGGGGCCCCTGCGAGCACGCTGAGGCTTGTGAACTGCGGAATCCGTACCATGATAGAAGGGAAGCTCTCGCCCCCTGTCCCGAGGTCGTCATCGAATAGCACGGTATTCTTGCCCCCGGATAATGCCTCGACTGCGAGCTTCAGGTCGTCAAAATTACTCATTGTTTTCTCCTCCTTCTTCGTCTGTCATCGTTTCTTCAGCAGCGCGGCCCCAAAGTGTGACCGTCACGTTTGCCATGCTGAACGCCTTCGCGACCTTCTTCATCCGGGGCGAGCCGTTCTCGTCAAGCTCCCCCGTATCGACGAGATCGTACTCCCGGCCCGGGATGTCGATCTGCACGGCATAACGGTCGCTTACGCCGAAGGTGAGGAAGCCCCGGGCATTGAGCCCGATGTCGATATGAACCGGGTCGTCCCGTTCGTACTTGCTGAGGTTCAGCGTCATCTCGTCATCGCCGAGGATGACCTTCGTCCCGCTGATGCGGACGTCAATCTTGTCGCCGCCTGTTTTCTCGATTGTTTTCGCTATTGTTGCCATTACTTAAACACTCCTTTCTTGACTGCTTCGTGACACGTCTCCGCGATGATCTCGGCCTGTTCCCGGGCTTCCCGGTTTGCCGTCTGCGGGTCGTGCCCGAAGTCCCTGAGAATCTGTTCATGCCGTTCCCGGCGTTCGTCGTCCTTGATAATGACATTCATTAGAGCATCCCTCCTTGCACATAGTAGCGGAGCTTCACGGTCTTCGCGCTCCCCGTGTAGCGGAGTTTGAAGCCGTTCAGCGCCTTGTCATAAACCTCCACGTCCCCGACGAGGCCGTCCGAGGAAATGACCTCGACGCCGACCTGATACTTCAGGGTGTCCCGCTCATGCTCGAGCGCGACCGTCTTCGCGGAGTTGTTAAACGGATATTCGAGGCTGTTCGTGAGCGTGACCTCCTTGATCTCGCCCTCGAGGTCTGCGAGGCTGCGCTGATGCTGCATAACCTGTGACACAAGGAAGGCTCCGAGCACGTTGTTCCCGAGGATGCCCGTCTCCATGTTGTAGAACTGTGTCCGGCTCATGGGCGTCCCTTCCTGAATCAGCTCGCCGCTTGCCTCGTCATAGACGTCGTCTTTCCACGGTGTAGGATTGTATGGATTCATTTGCTTTCACCTCCTGTCATGATCGGCGCATCCGGGTCTTCCACTTCGACGAACGTGTAAGCGAACACGGAGTAAATGCCTTTCGTGCGCGGTTTTGTGAACTCGCGTTTTGCAATCGCGATGACATCCCCGTCCTTATCAACGAGGGAGATGTCCTTGACTGCTCCCGTCACGGTGTCGTCAAGGTAGACGTAAATCTTGATCTTGTTGTCCGTGACGTCCGCCTTGAATACTGAGACCTTGCGGAGCTTCCCCGCCTCGAGGAAAGTCGCATAGTCGAGGGAATCCCTCAAACGGACGAGCTGCTTGTTAATGCCGATGGGTGTCAATGTCTTCATGTGTTGTCTGTCACTCCTTTCTCTGGCCCGCCCTACGTTGTCCGCTGCGGGCATAGCTGACGAGGCCGATGCTGAACTCTTGCGCTGCCTGAACATCCGAGGCCCCGGTCTTTCCGTTGTCCTCGCCCTGTGCGGGCCGCTTATAGCTGAAGCTCCCGGCCCCGAGCTTTGATTCTTCCTGAAGCTCCGACGCCGAGCCCCTGCCATTGTCGACGCCCTGTGAGAGCCGAGACGAGCCGCTCAGGATGTAGGCGAACTCCCCGGCCCCGAGCTCTTGCTCCTCCCGCATGACGGACGCCGAGCTCCTGCCGTTGTCGATACCTTGCGAGAGCCGGACGGCCCCGCTCAGGAGATAAGGGAAGCGCCCCTCCTGATAGGCTACACGGAGCTCTGTGACGCTTCCGATCACGCGGCCCCCGATTATATCGCCCTTGATGTAGGGCGGCTCCTGCGCCCGCATAGTGCCGCATAGGGCATAATGGAAGCAGCCCTCCTGGTAAGAGATGGAGAGGACGGCCCGGCTCCCGAGCAGATAGCCGACGTTGTTATTCTTATACGGGAACTGTCCGCACTTGAAACGTCCGCAAATTGGGAAGACGTAAAGGCCGGAGCGGTATTTTTCCCGTATCTCGACGATGTTCCGCTCCTCGATTCCGTAGAACGGCTTCGAGCTGGCCTCTTTGACCTTCATGACCTCCGCGTCAATAACCGCGATGTCGTTCACGCCGCTCGGGTATTTGCCCCCGAGGAAGACAATAAACTCGGCCCATCGCTCCGTATCATGGAGCGACATCCGCTCAATGTAGCTGTGCTCGTAGCCGAGCGCCGCGAGAGCGAGGAGGATGCCCGCCTCCGTCCCGGCCTTCTCTGCGATGAGGGCCTTCATGGAGAGCCGCGTCCGGTAGCCTTCAACTGTCTCGCCCTTGAGCCGTGTCATGTCCCTGTCTCTGCCGTGCTCCGGGAGCATGACCTCGCTCGCGCTGGCGACCATGCTCTCCTCACGCACGCGGAATATATCGGCCTTTGTGTCGTCGAATAGCTTTCCGACGACCTTGAAAAACAGATAGAACTGATTCCCGGCTTGCCTTACCTTCTTGAGGGGCGTGAAAAGCAAGCTATACATATAGTCGCTGAATTTTTCAAACATCTCAGACCCTCCTCGCCGTGACAGTAACCTCCCCGAGGATAATGACCTTGTCGCTGTCGAGGAAGACATCCTCCTCCGGGACTGTGACTTTGACGTTTCGGATGTCCGGGAGCTTATCCTTCAGCTCGAAGATAATGTCGGCGTGTGTGAGCTCGTTGAGGTTGCGCCCCTTGCGTATCTGAAGCAGCTCCGAGATAACGGAAGCCGCCCGCTCCTCAATGCCTGTTGAATCAATCAGCTCCGACACGGTGATCGTGACGGTGACGTCCTGCTCAACGGTTGTTGAGCTCATAACGAGGATGTTGTCATAAGGGCCCCGGATGCTTGCCGCCGCCTTCATGACGTCCGCAAGGAGGCCCTCCGTCGCTTGCCCTGCCGTGCCTGTTACAATAATGTCGATTGTGCCCTGTCCCCGGGGGTGTAGGTCGTGAACATTTACGAAGAGTACCCCGGGCACGCCTTCACACACGTTTTTGTATTTGTCTTTAATCGGTAGTGTCGAGAGCTCCGCCCATGCTCCGAGCGTCCGGGCCCGGAGGCTCTCATAGTCCTCGATGTCCGCCCCCTCCCGGATGATCCAGCCGGAGAGGTTCTCGATCTTGTCAATGCCCTCGATATGTGTGAGGCTCTTTGTGATCTGCCCGGGCGGTACGTTGTAGCGAGCGCCTTCCTGTTCGGCCTCCACCACTACCACGCCCGAGAGCGCTCCCTGTTGGAGCACGGTGTTCTCAACTGCGAAGTAGCGGAGCTCCTCGCCGTTAATGTCCCGGATCGTCTTGAAGATGTGCCCCTTCGGTATCTTGACCGCGTCCCCGACAATCTCTTCGCCGTCTTTGCCCTTTACGGCCTCCCGGCTGATTGTCACATAGCCGCGCGTCTTAACGGCATCCTTGCGCTTCTTCGAGAAGTCCGCCGCCTTCAGCTCCGACCATACGCCATCGGCATGGGAAACAAACATATTGTTTAATACGGCCCGGAGGAGCACTATGAGCTCAATCCTGATCTGACAGACAATCATGAGAAGGTGGTAGAAGATGCCGCCCGAGCTGAAGTTTGTGACGACGAAGCCCTCCTCCTTCAGCTCCGCGATCTTCTCGTCCGCTAACTCTTCAAGCTCCGGGACGGGAAGGACTTCGTCTAATATCTTTTTATCAATCAATAAGTATCACCTCCACCTTTACACGGTCGAGCCCGACCCCGACGCTCTGTGTCTCCTCGCTGCCGACAAACTGGAACCGTGCGAGAATCTTCAGGACGTCGTCCCCAAAGAGGAGGGCGACGCTGATTGTCTCGGCCTTGATTTCCTTTCGCCGCCTGAGTTTTTCCTTGACCCGCTCGCTGATCTCGAGCCGGGTGAGGTCGTCGTCCTCCGCCTGAAGGAACTCGAGAAGGCCCCATCCCCACTCGGGATCGTAGAAGAGCTCCCCGGGCTGTGTGATTGCCTCGAGGCGGATGTCCTGAAGGAAGCAGTCCGTCCCGGAGCAGACCGGGGCGTCCCCTGTGCTGGCCTGTGTAAGCTGCCATTCATCATCGAGGCGGATGTCTGTGTCGTTTAGTCCTGCCATTATCCGACCTCCCCGATGATATGGGGCATGAGCTCCCCGTAGAGCAGCGCGACCGCCGCCGTGCCTCCGGCCTGAATCTGAATCTTTGACCTGACCCCCGGAACCTCCGGGAAGCGCGTGTCGACGTCGCCGTCCTTTGTGAGAATCTTCAGGTTGTACTCGAACCATTTCCCGGTGAGTTTCGCCTCGAAGGTTCGCCCGGCGTCCTTGTCTTCGATCTTCAGCTCGTCATCTTCATACTCCTCCGCGAGGGCGGTCGCCTTCGTGACCCGTGCCTTCATAACGGCGGGGAGTTGTATCTGAGGAAAGTCTTCCTTCAGCTTTTTGTCCATGACGTCCTGAATCATTTTTTCCATCGGGCCCATATGCGCCCCCCTTTCTTTGAATTAGAAATTTATATATGTCCTGACGAAGCCCGTCTCATTGGTTCTGAAGACGACCTTCTTGACCTCAAACTCGCCCGAGACCTTCGGATGGGTGACGTTGATCTTGTGTGAGTGCTTCACGAATGGAGCCGACACGGTCTCAAGCTCCCACGAGCCGAGCGGCCTGTCAAGGGTGATGATGTTGACGCCATACTCGAAGTTGTATATCTTTTCCTGTTCAGGCTTCTCGCCCCAATAGAAGACGCCGCCCGAAAAAAAGAATTTGTTTTTAATGCCCCAAGTTGTGCCGACCTCCTTAATGACTGCGATGACGTTCTTCTGTGAGATAGGCACGACCGCCCGGGGCTGATAGATTTCCGCCGAGAGCTTCGCCTCTGTGACCCCCGCCTGTGCGAGGCAATAGGAGATGATCTCTTGCGGCGTCACGTCGAGGAAGGTATTCGAGATGACTGTCTCCTCGAGGAGCAGCATCTTGTCTTTCAGGACGATCTCGTCCATGTAGCCGCCCCCGCTGTAAGGCCCGGAGACATACCCCTCGAAGACGGTGTCAAGAACTCCGTTATAGCCGAGCATGACCGTCCCCGGCTCCTTCTCTGCGACGCTGATGTTCTCCTGAAATTGCGGTGTAAAACGTACCTTCGCCCAATCAAAATAGCTGTTTTGGTCGGAGTAGACCTCGACCTCGATTCCCTTTTGAAGGGCATAGCTCCCAATCGCGACGCTGATTTCAGGATAGAATAATTCCTCCGTTTCCATATGGTCTCACTTCCTCAGTAGGGCATCGCCCTCACGGTCGCGACATGTTTCGCGCCGTTGGCGGTGTCCTTTGCTGGTGACTTTTTCAGGGCCGGAGCCTTGCCCCGGTTCCCGAGATAATTTTGATAATCTTCGTTGAGGTTGCTCTTCGCCGTAGCCGCTGCCGCCGCCTTCTTTGAGCCGGACGACCCGCTCGCGGACTTCGAGGCCGTGACCGTCATGACGGTGTACTCCCAAAATTCAAGCGTGACGACGAGCTGCCCCTTTTTGTTTTCGGCCTTGTGCGTGAGGTTCTTGAAAATGACCTGTTTCACGCCCCGGGCCGCTGTGTGTTCGTTTATGATTTCATGGACGGTCGGCTTCTCCTGACCCGGTATTCTGAAAATCTGCTGAATCTGCTCGATCTTCTGAATTTTGGTGAGAAGCGGGCCGTCATCGACTATGAGCTCAATGTTTACTTTGATGTCTTCATAACCTGTCGCCTGTTTGGGCTTCTTGCTCTGCCCCTCGACGTCCTGCTCGTCGACAATCGCGTCCCCCTTAACCTCAATACTTTTGAAGATTCCGGGAAGGACGACGGCGTCGATCTTCACGGTGCTGTCGTCTGTGTATATCATGCCGTCATCCCTCCCCCTGAGTTGCGAGCCCGTTCGCGTTTGCATAGTCCTCGATCTCTCGGAGGAACTTCAGCAGCATCGGGAGCTCCTTAATCTTCGAGAAGTCGACCGTCAAATGAAACTCGTTGATGCTGACCCCGGTGTCCTTCTCGCTGGTTGTTGTGTTGGTCTCTTTCTCCTTGCTGACCTCCCGGCGCTCGATTGTCCGAACCGGGGCCCGTGTTGCTGCGATGCCGACCGTCTCAGGCTCCTCACTGTAAACAGGTAAGGGAGCCGGGAGCGGCATCGGTGTCGGCGAAGGTGGCGGGCCTTGCGGCGTTTTCGGTGCTTCTGGCCCGGTTGGAATGTTTGGCCCGAGCTGCGTGCTGACCTTTTCAAGGGCCCCCTGCGCTGCTCCTGCCGGGGCGTCTGCTGCCTGTTGAAGGCCCGTCGCGTAGGTTGTCATCGTCCGATGGCCTGAGAGTGTAAGCGTTGAGAGCGGCCCGGTCTTTGCGTCCGAGAAGGGGAGCATATTCCGAATCTTTTGAAGCGCGCCCTTGACCGCATTAACCGGGGCCGAGATTGCGCTCTTGATGCCCTCCGTGAATGTCGTGAGAATTTTCGCTCCTGACTGCCGGAACCATGAAAAAGCCCCGGTGACGACGTTCTTGACGTTTTGGATGCCCTGCGAGAACTTTTCCCGGATAGCCGAGAGTTTCCCGCCTGTTAGGTTGTCAACAAAGTTAAACCCGTCTTGTGCGACTGAACGGATTCCTGTCATGGTCGCCGCCATCGCGCCTCTCATTCCGCCGCCCTGCTGCTCGTATGTGGCCCGCATCCCCTCGAGCTTCGACGCTGCGTATTGCTTCGCGCCTTCCATCGCCGAGGAGACTGTATTCTTGATCTCGCTGAATTTCTCCGAGACCTTGCTCGTAATAGCGGAGAGCTTGCCGCCTGTGAGGTTGTCGATTGCGTTGAATTTGTCCTCGTAGGCCCCCCGGCCGCCTTCCAGCGCCGCCGCTGCCGCGCCCTTTAAGCCGCCGCCGTGTTCCTCATAGGCCGACTTCATATCGCTCAGGCGGTCGCTGAAGTGCTGCTTCACGGCTGACATTTTCTCGGAGACTGTGTTCTTAATCTCGTTGAATTTTGCCGAGACCTTGCCCGTTATGGCGGAGAGTTTCCCGCCTGTGAGGTTGTCGATTGCATTGAATCCGTCTTGATAGGCTCCCCGGACGCCTTCCAGCGCCGCCGCTGCCGCGCCCTTTAAGCCGCCGCCGTGCTCCTCATAGG